CGCAGGCGGATCAGACAAAGTAACATTCACTACTGTTGCTCCTATCAGAGGACAAGGTGTTCGTGGGGAAGAAATTCTCAAGAACGCTACCGATACTCTTGATTTCGGAACATTCAGCATTGAGGTTGACCTCGTTCGTCATGCAGTTTCTTGGACACAAGTTCTTAAGCTCATGAGATTCACCGGTAAGACAATTGACCAGCTTTCAGCTGAAGTCATGTCCGAATGGATGAGCCGTACCGAGCAGGATCAAATCCAATACGCTCTTCGTCAAATTTGTGCTGCTAAAGGTGCATCTAACACGCTTAGCGGATACGGAACCGGAGCATCTGGTGACCTTAAATATGTTGACGGATTAAGTACCGACATCATTCAGGAAGCTAAACAAGCTCTTATCGCTAACGGTGGTGAGCCAATGAACACTGGTGGAGACGAGAACCAAGAAATTCCTGGTTACTTATTCTTCGCTCCTGACGCTTGCTTACGCCCATTGCGTTCAGATCCTGATTACTTAGAAGCTATTACCCAAGCTGACGCGCGTGGAGCAGACAACAAGTTGTTCTCCGGTTCATACGCTAAGTGGGATAATAACATCATTGCTAATCACAATGTTCTCATCGACACCGCTCGTGGACGTCAAGGTTCTCCTTTACTTCCTACCTTCTATGCTTTCGAAGCAATAGCTGACGCGGGTAACTCTACCGTAACTATCGGTGGATCTGACGGTGACTATGTTGCTAACTTCCGTGGTGTGTCTATCAGAATCCCTGGTGGCGGAGGAGTTGACCTTGTTAACGATTCCGGAACTCATCATATTCTTGGTGTAGATACCGATGGAACTGTTGCATTGTACGAGTACACCTCTCAGTCAACATCCGAAAGCTTAGCTTTGACCCGTGTAAGCGGTGACGGCGGATTAACCGGTAATGTTAAAAGCGGTGACGCTTTCAACGCTGGTGCATTATTCGTTCAAGCTAACGTACTCGGAACCCCAATCGGTTATGCATTAGCCATGGGTAAAGACGCGATGTACTACGCAAAAGGAAAAATCTACGGTGAGCAAATCTTCCATTACGACGATTTCGCAAACAGTGGAAACGAAGCACACTTGTCAGCTGTTGGTGTTCAATCCGTTTACGGAATGGGCGCACGCAAGGACACTCGTGGCAGAATTCCTTCTGTTCAACTTATCGAAGTTGTTCGTCAAGTTCCCGGTCTTTCTTTGACCCAGGCGTAAGCCTAAACCTAATGGTTCGGAATTTCCCCTCCCATTAACCCTCCGGCCTCTCTCCTGCGTATGCGGGGGAGAGGCTTTTTTATATCATGAAAATAATAATAATTGGAAAAAGTAATCAAATGGGTGCGACACCCAATATTAGACTAAAAGGCATGTCTCAAATGAGATATAATTTCTTGTGGGATCCGGAAATTAGGCATTTTGCCTATGAACCGAAAGACCAAAAAGAAGCCGATGATATTTTTAGAACGCAGGGTCGGATTTACCGAACCATGTACTTTTCTGTATGGCTTGATGAGCCTAAGGCTGAGCCTAAGGCTAGGGTCTCTGCTGGAGCAAAATCCAGACCTACTGCCAAGCCTAAAGGCAAGAAGCAACCGGTAGCTGAAGCGGTTAGTAGCGAATAATATGGCTCTATGGCCGCGATTACATACTTATCCCTTAAGGATCAGCTTTCGAGTATGCTCGGAGCTGATGGTGTTTTAGACCTCCCTCAAGTCGATCAGGATCGCATTGGTATATATGTCAATCAGGCGTATCGTGAATGTTATACTCCTATTGACGGTAAACGCCCAATGTGGGCAGAAAAGAAGTTCAACCTTAATTTTGCCGCTGACCAAGCGGGTGCAGATTTAACGCATCAAATTACTTCGGTTGATAAAATACCTGTACTCGTTGGCGAAGGACCACTTTCTCCAATGACTGGGCCGGAGGCTGAGATTAAAGCCCGATCGCTTTTCTCTTGGGACTTTCGATCTCCTTCCGGCCGCGGTCTTAATTTTCCTCATTACAAAGATAATGAACCGGAGAAGGGTAGACCTGTATGGTACTACATTGATAACCGTGATCATGGAACGGATTCAAAAGTTGTTAATCGATTCTATTTATACCCAGTTCCTGAACAAGCATATGAAGTCGAACTGTATGCCAATATTGTTCCCACCGACTTAAGCCTTGATACCGACGAACCACGACTACCAGCCGATTTGGTTTGGGATATTCTATACCCCATGGCTCAAGGAAAAATCTTAGCAGATCCAAGGTACAACGGAGATAATAAAGAATTTATTGCTCGCATGGCTGATGAAGCAAGAAAAAGACTTAGGACTTTGGTCTCACCTCAAAAACATAAAGGCTCGCTTCGATTGGGTAAACGGGTCGGTTGGTAATGGCTCAGGATTTGACCATACGGCTCTTGGGTCGTCCCAAGGTATCGAAAGACAACCAGTCTGGTTTTCAGCGTGTAGCTCGCAGGTATGTGGTCCAAGGTCCAAGGGCGAGTAAAGCTGGGATTGTTGACTCGAATAATCCACTATTCTTGGCCGTAGGGACGGCTGATGAAGAATTCACAGACCATTTATTAACTAACCAGCAAATCGAGCCTGCTCAGGGTTCTATGGATAAAGCATATCTTGTTCGAGAATTTACTGAAATTAGAAATACTTGGAACTCTGAAGCTTCAACAGAAAGTGGTGATCTCAAAAGAATGCAGCGGAAATACACGGTTATTCGTGCTGAACATGCAAGGGGGTACGGTGCTGCTGAATGGGCTAAGCATCCACATAATTCATCTACGCCTTCAAATGATCCTTGGGATTATTTACCTGAAGTAATCAAGGCTACCGAGCCCACTTCTACGGGTTACAGTTTATTTTCCAAAGCGGGTAATACTCCAGAAGGGTTAAAACCCCCAATGCTTGAGAGTAGCGGAGTATCCTTGGGCAGCACTGCGATTGTGAGTATAAACAGTGAACCGCATGTTAGCCTCGCTTCAGCATTAAATTATGTAGCCTCCGGACTTTCTAACCCGAGTTGGTTGCGGGCAACGGTAACTGTAGATTCTTCAAACCCTGGAATTGATGTATGGAGCGTGTCATGGGCTGCACCAGTAACCGATTACTGGACGAGTAAAGAGGGTAAGAAATCAAATGGGAGCTCTTCTGCTCCTCCAGCACTTTTTGATTTTGATCATAATGGTGTGAAAATTTTAAAACTTGGTAAGTCTGCAAGTAGCGGCTCTTCTCAGGTAGTATATAAAACCTATATATCTTTTGTAGTTGGGGAAGATCCCGGAGAAGAACTATCATCTTTATTTAATGGCGGGGGCTCTACTCTTGGATCAGCAGTATCCATGGATTTTCATTTTGTTGGGATTGATGGAAATAGCCGGTCTATGGGATTCCGTCAGCATTTGTCTAATACTTGGAAGGTTATTGATACAACTGACGGTGTTAAGTTTCCGGGTACTGGAACCGGTATAGCGGAGGGTGATGTAATACCAGATACTTCAGGGACGCAGGCCGGAGCTGGCCCGCATTTTAAAATTGCCAATGCTAACGATGTTCTCAATGACCAAGGCGATATCAAGGTCGCTGATGGGACTGCCAAATCATACATTTTCAACTATGTCCACCAGAAGGACGCTTCGTATCCACTCTATCAAGGCCAGCCTATTATGAGAGCCGCCGGCCGTATGGATTGGACGCATTACTACGACCGTTCGAGTAATTATTCCTCAACGGGTGGTTCTTCGATCACTCCAATATTCTCACATGGTGATCAAAGAATATGGAAAATTAAAACTGTGTTTATATCATGAACGATGATTTAAATGCAGAAAAACTAAGCGAAATACAGGCCCGTTTAGAGGAACTTGAATCTGAGATTTCTCAAAGTTCTGAATCTGAAGATACAAGTACCGCTGATTTTTTTGATCAGGTAGACGGTGAGAGACAAACTATTGTACACTGGCTTGAAGATGTTGATGCATCGACCGTAGTATCAATTGGTACTGCAAAAGAGAAATTTATCGAGTTTTCTGAATCTCGTGCTGAAGAGGTTACCGATCATCAAGTTTCTCACGGTGATGTTTTAGTAATCGGTGGGGACTGTCCGTGGTATGCGGTTTGTGCAAAAGTTGATCGCGGGGTAGGAGGGGGTGATGCCGGATTTCAGGCTGAAGATCCAATGGATGTTGCGGGTACTGAGTTAGAAAACGATGAAGCTTATAAAGAATTTATAGTGTGGGGTGGGTGTGATAAAATAGAGGCTTTAGAGAGTGCGGTATCTCAGATTTCTGAGACTGTTACTGAGATTGGCTGCCCTCCTGGTAGCGGTGCTACAGTAGCTATAGGTTCTGTTTCTAACTCTCCGGGGGCTACTTCTCAAGTCGCAAGACCTCTCGAAATGGTCTCTATCGGATCGTCTGTAAATACTGAACTTAATAAACTTAAAGCCTTGTCGATAAGTCGAGATTCTCAATCTTCATCACCAACTGAAGATTTTTTTGCTTTTAGTAGTTTAGCAGCTCATGCTCCACAAGCTTCATCTCCATGCGATCCAGCTTGTGGTCTTTGGATGACGGTTAAGAAATTTAGCAGTAAGACTGAGGAGTATAAAATAGAGTCTACGGTTAGCCCGGTTACCATGAGCGTAACCCCTGTCAGTCTGTCTGAAAAGATTATCAATAGAACACAAAATACACTGACCCTGAGCAGTGCTACGCTAAGTTCTAATAATTGCGGCAGTTTATCTTTAAGTGGGTCTAGTACATCCTTAGCATTACTAGACTCGACAGCTTCAGTATCTTCTGGAAACAAGGTAGGCTTGAGTAAGGTAAGCATCTCCACAGGTGATGATTTAACAATTTCTCTCGGGACTTTGGAGTTAGTTACCGGATTTCAATCGAGTAGTGTTTCTATGGGGGCTAGCTGGAGTGCGAGCGAGATAAACATATTTTTACCCACTCTACCTGAAGATGTTTGCCCGAAAACGGGTGAGTATACTCTTGCTGGTTCAAAAGTTGACATCCAAGTCAGTTTAGGAGAGTGCGAAAGTGTTGCGAGTCTCGGTGGAAGCCTAAATCAAAAAGTCCGCATATACACACAGCCGTATGGTCGAGATGTTGGTTTCGAGTGTGGAATTGCTACTAAGATAGATGATGAGACATTAGGCGGTACTACTCAGACTCATGCTGAATTTTGGCAGCCTTGTGTCGTTAGTCTTGGGTGTGACGCATACGGATCCGGATCAACTCATACTATATCGGATTCTAGAGTTTCTATCTCTACAGTAAGCCTAAGTAATGAGGTTCAGCATAGTATTCAGGAATTTGTACGAGATACTACGGTTTCTCTTAATGCATGTAACGAAATTTTAAATATCACAACTGGAAGTTGGAGTTCTACAGGATCACCTTCAATTATTACGGTTCCTATTGTAGAGGCTGAAGATTGCAGTGGTTCAGGAACACCTTACACATTTGAAGATTATAAAGTTTCTCTTTCTTCTACAGTTTCTCTACATACAATATCTCCATTAAGTAGGACAAATACAGTAAGTACTAATGCATGCGGTGAAATTACTAGTATTACTTCTGGAAGCTGGAGTTCTAATGGATCGCCTATGCAGATTGCAATTCCTGAAGATGTAGAGGCTGAAGATTGCAGTGGTTCAGGAACACCTTACACATTTGAAGATTATAAAGTTTCTCTTTCTTCTACAGTTTCTTTACATACAATATCTCCATTAAGTAGAACAAATACAGTAAGTACTAATGCATGCGGTGAAATTACTAATATTACTTCTGGGAGTTGGAGTTCTAATGGATCGCCTATGCAGATTGCAATTCCTGAAGATGTAGAGGCTGAAGATTGCAACGGGAGCCCACAAACAGCTACTCTAACCGATAACCGTGTTTCTATTTCAACCTCTTCTGTAAGCCTTGGAACGCTTCTGACATGGACACCCTTAAAACGAGAGTCTGTTGTAACCTTTGACTCCTGCGGCAAATATGTTTCGCTTTCTTCTGGCAATTGGGCGGCCAGCTCAGAATTTTCTGCGAGTAGTGTAACGATACCGGATTCTAGTAGTACCAGTACTGAAGAGTGTAGCGAGGATGTAAACGATCTACTCTATTCTTATTTTGAAGAAAATAAAATAGAGCCTACGGGAACTGCAATTACTGGTATAGGACTTCAAAAGAAGAAGCGAGAAAATAGAAATGTTTACAACTCTTGCGGCAAGTTTTTACGTCGTGAGTGGAAATCCCGTGAGTCA